GCAGAGGGTGTTGGAAACCCATGTCCGAGAGCAGCTCGACGCCCTGGCCGACCTCAGGGTCTCGCTTGAATGATGAGGAGAACACATCTGATCTGACCGCGGGCCTCGATCTCGCCTTTGACGGCGCCGAGGATATCCTGCGCGCTTGGCGCCGTGGGATGCGGCCCGACCCGGACCTGACAGTGTCGGAATGGGCAGACAAACATCGCAAGCTCTCCTCGCGGGCATCGGCAGAACCGGGGCAATACCGAACGGCCCGCACGCCCTATCTGCGGGCCATCATGGATGCGCTGTCGCCCAACCACCCGGCGCAGCGGATCAGCTTCATGAAGGCCGCACAGGTCGGCGCAACGGAGGCTGGCAACAACTGGATCGGTTTTGTCATCCACCATGCGCCCGGCCCCATGCTGGCGGTGCTGCCCACCGTGGAGATGGCCAAGCGCACATCGCGCGGGCGGATAGATCCGCTGATTGAGGACAGCCCGGCGCTGAAGGAGCGCGTCCAGCCGGCGCGGTCTAGGGATGCAGGCAACTCAATGCTGTCGAAGGAGTTCCCAGGCGGCATTCTCGTGCTGACCGGTGCTAATTCGGCGGCGGGCCTGCGGTCCATGCCGGCCCGATATGTTTTTCTGGATGAGGTCGATGCCTATCCGGCCTCCGCCGACGAGGAAGGGGATCCTGTGAGCCTCGCCGAGGCGCGGACTACGACCTTTGCGCATCGGCGTAAGGTGTTCATGGTCTCGACCCCGACCATCCGGGGGCTCTCGCGCATCGAGCGCGAGTTCGAGGCCAGCGACCAGCGGCGCTACTTCGTGCCCTGCCCGCATTGCGGCCATATGCAATGGCTGCAGTTCGAGCGGCTGCGCTGGGACAAGGGCCGGCCGGAAACCGCGGCATATGCCTGCGCGGGCTGCGAGCGGCCCATCGCGGAGCACCACAAGACGCAGATGCTCGAGCGTGGTGAATGGAGGGCCACCGCGACCGGCGCGGATCCGAACGCGATCGGGTTTCACCTCTCGGCACTCTATTCGCCGATCGGCTGGAAAAGCTGGGAGCAGATCGCGCGGGACTGGCTGGCGGCGCAGGGCTCGGACGAGATGCTACGCGCAGCGCGTAACACGCTGCTCGGTGAGACTTGGGTCGAAAACGGGGACGCGCCGGAATGGCAGCGGCTTGCGGATCGGCGTGAGGCCTTCGCTGCGCAGATCCCGATGGGTGGCCTATTCCTGACCGCCGGGGCCGACGTGCAAAAGGACCGTATCGAGGTCGACGTTTGGGCCTGGGGCCGAGGTCTGGAAAGCTGGCTCGTGGAACACATCGTGATCCCGGGCGGGCCAGATGACCCGGCCTGCTGGGAGAGGCTGACCGCCCTCTTAGGCCAGACATGGCAACATGAGAACGGCGCGTTCATGACGCTGGCGAAGCTTGCGATCGACACGGGCTACGAGTCCGCGGCGGTCTATGCCTGGTCCCGAAAGCAGGGCATCGCGCAGGTGGCACCGGTGAAGGGGCTTGAAGGCTTCAACCGTGCGACACCTGTTTCGGGGCCGACCTTCGTCGACGCGACGGTGAATGGACGCAAGCTGAAACGAAGCGCTCGGCTCTGGGCGGTGGCCACCGCCACCTTCAAGGCCGAGACCTATCGCTACTTGAGGCTCGAACGGCCATCCGATGAGGATCGCGCGCTGGGTGCTCCCAACCCTGCTGGCATGATCCACCTGCCCGACTGGGCCGACAGTGAATGGCTGAAGCAGCTCGTGGCCGAGCAACTTGTCACGATCCGTGATCGCCGCGGTTACGCGCGCCAGGAATGGCAAAAGATGCGCGAGCGGAACGAGGCGCTCGACACACGGATCTATTCCCGTGCCGCCGCGTGGATCCTCGGCGCCGACCGCTTTGACGAGCGGATGTGGCGCCAGTTGGAGAAGCAGGCGGGCGTGGAAACGGCTGTCACGGCTCAGACTGCAGAGACCGAGAGATCGACGGAACCGCAGGCAGGGCGGATAAGCGCGCCGCGGCGGCGCGGCTGGAAGATCAGCACGCCCAAATACATGGAGTGATCAGAAGCCAGAGAAAACCATGTCCAGAGCGCCGCGGATTGCATAGTCAGAGGCGGAAAGATCCGCGACAGGCTCGCCCTTGAGTACCGAAGACGGAATGGCAGCCATTTCAGCTGTGTGAAGGACATAAGCGGTACCGTCGATATCAAACACCGGCTCAAGCCGACCTATGGCCTTAGGACCTGATGCCATGGGTATGAGCGGAGCGACCACACGCGTGCCGGTCTCGATCAGATCTGTCTGGAGGTCGAGCACGAGACGATCGCCAGGCACCCGATAAACACGAAACTGCGCCATCAGCTGATCTTCAAAACCTGAAGATCCGCCAAGGGCGTTCCGTTGGCTTCGATCCAGGCTCGGCGCTCCGCGATGGCTGTCGCATTCTCTTGAGCCCAGGCTTTGGCCTTTGCCGCGCGGACCGCTTCAGCAACGGCGGCGTCGCTGATCGCCGACACATTGAGCCCCAACTCCCGTGCAGCCGCCAGGTTGGCAGCCGTGAGGGTGACGTTGGTACGCTGTTTTTCGGTGGTGGCGTGCTGCATTGGGACCTCCAGACACATACGCAACATACACACTCACAGTATGCAAAACAAGAGCACTCCATGAACCTCGACGAGCTGAAACTCCGCCACAGCGCCCTTCTGGCCGCGCGCTACAGCGGCACGCGCTCAGTCAGCTATGACGGCAAGACCTTCAATTACGGGACCGATGCTGAACTCGCCGCAGCGATCGGTGATGTCGAACGGCGCATTGCGAAACTCGAACGCGGCGCTGGGCGCGTGCTCCGCCCCTTTGGCGTGAAGGATCTGTGATGAACTGGCGGCAGCGCCTTGGCGCGTTTATCGGCGGGTTTGACGCGGGCCAGCATCACCGACGCCTGCGCGGGTTCCAGGCGACACGGGCTCATGTGAATGCGCTGATCGCGGCCTCGGGGCCTGACATCACCGCCCGTGCCCGCTGGCTGGTGCGCAACAACGGCTATGCCGTGAATGCCGTCGAAAGCTGGGCGGCGAATACCGTGGGTGACGGGATTAAACCGATCTCAAAGCTCGCCGATGCAGCCCGGAAAGAAGAGCTGCAGCGGCTCTGGCTCGCCTGGACCGATGAGGCCGACGCCGAAGGGCTGACGGATTTCTACGGGCTTCAGCGCCGGGCTGCACGTGAGGTGTTCTTGGCAGGTGAGGTCTTTGTCCGGATCAGGCCACGCCGGGTCGAAGATGGGCTGACAGTGCCCTTGCAGCTGCAGATGCTGCCTTCGGAAATGCTGCCGCTCCATGAAACAGGCGTGGCGCGCAACGGCAATGCCATTCGTCAAGGGATCGAGTTCGACCGTATCGGGCGGCGTGTGGCCTATCACTTCCTCCGCCGTCACCCGGGTGACAGTACCGATCCCGGGCTATCAGGCGAAATTGTGCGCGTTCCCGCCAGTGAGGTGATCCACGTCATCGACCCAGTCGAGGGCGGTCAGCTGCGCGGTGTGTCGAAACTGGCCCCGGCGATCGTGAAGCTCTTCCTGCTCGATCAATACGACGATGCTGAGCTCGATCGGAAAAAGGTCGCGGCAATGTACGCGATGTTCGTGACCTCGCCCGCCCCGGAGAACCCGCTTGCCCCCTTGGACGACGAGGAGATGCCCGCACGCGTCGAGATCAGTCCGGGCCAGATCGTCCGGCTGGATCCCGGCGAGGATGTGACCGTCGGCCAGCCTGCCGACAGCGGTGCGACCTATGAGCCGTTCCAGTACCGGACGCTGCTGCAAATCTCGGCCGCGCTGGGCATCCCCTATCCATATCTCGCCAATGACATGGTGAAGGGGAACTTCTCGAACTCGCGCCTGGCGCTGATCGAGTTCCGCCGTCGGGTTTCAGCATGGCAGCACTCAGTGATGGTCTATCAGCTTTGCCGCCCGGTCTATGCACGGTGGCTCGATCTTGCGGTGCTCTCCGGCGCGCTGACCTTGCCCGGCTACGAGGCCGAGCGCCCGCGCATGCTGGCAGCCGACTGGCTGCCGACGAAATGGGACTGGGTCGACCCGATGAAAGACGCCAATGCCGAGATCGCCCAGATCGAGGCCGGCCTTAAATCCCGCACCCAGGCCATCGCCGAGCGTGGCTATGACGCCGAGCAGGTCGACCGCGAGATTGCGGCAGAACGGACCCGCGAGCGTGCGCTGGGCCTTGATTTCCGCCGGCCGGGATCGCCCGCGCAGGGCGTGCAGGCAGTGCCGACTGAAGACGATGGGGCTGATCCAGACAATGAGACCGATGACGCGGAAGACCGCCCGCGCCCTG